TTTATGCCCCACAGGGAGTCCCGATATATTTAATCTTCCTTTGTCCCGACAGTCTCTCATGTTGTCCTTGTGAGTACCTAAAAACAAATGATCAACATTGACACACGACGGATTGTCGCATTTATGGCAAACCAGCAGACCTTCTGGTACATCCCCATGTTGATATTTCCATGCAAAACGGTGCGCCAGTGTATTTTGGCCTCGTTTACCTAGATGGAACAAACCATATCCTGCTGGGTTTTTTGTGCCAGACCATTCAATGCAATCACCAACTTGTACTGTCTTGGAAATGAATCGAGCAATATCTTTTTCGGGTGTCATATCGGCTCCTTGTATTATGGGGTATAACAACTATGCCGTAAACAACCCCATAATACAAGCTTTTATTTCGCCCCCGCAGTGTGGACATTTCATAGTGTTTCCTTATTTATACAGATTTAGCACTGTGCCAATTCAACAGACCAGACAGCCTCGCCGCCGGTCAATTTTACAACGTCCTGCGCTTCATCGTGGCTGTAAAAAAGAAGAGCACGGTCTTTTTCGATTGTAGTTATCGCAACACCGTTTTTGTTGAAAGTCTGGAACAATCTGCCAGCGATAAGAATAATATAAATTTTCATAACCCCTCCTGTTTTGGTTTGTCGTTCACCGTGATTCAACAATAAACCCACCGATGGCTTGTGTCAACAGCTATTTTCAATTTATTTTCAGCCAGTGAAGATTTATTTCAAATCAAGCTATCAAAGGGATTGCTGGTAAACAGATATATGAAAAGTTATATGCCTCCACGGGCGGGATACCCCAACATAAATAATCATTGCATAAATAAGATTTGAGTTTTATTATGTGGCGCAAAGAAACTAAATTATGCTAAGAGGTGGCAAATGCCGACAATTATTGAACTGACGATTAAGGAAGATGGGACAATGACAGTCGGCACCGAAACAGCCGCACAGGAATCCGCAGAGCAACCGGAACAGGGCGGTAATGAGACTCCGGTCAATTCGCTTGAAGAAGCCCTTGCTGCCGTTAAACATCTTGCGACTCAGGCAATCGCCATGGCAGGACAACAGCAGACAGACCAGACAGCGCAACCCGCTCAGTTGGCCGGCCCTTCCGATGACGAGCAGCAAGAAACATCAATGCAGGCGGCATACAATGGGCCTGGAAGTAAAGGGGCGATGTAGGTGGGGTCGTTAAAACAAACCGCTGACATGCTTGATGAATTATACGCGGATATGTCACGGCGCACAATCCAGACACAGGAACATTTTATAATCGATGGCAAATTCTATGTTGGCGCGTGGGTCGAATGGCGGCGTGATGGCTGCATTAAAAAGCCATCGGAATATTTAACAAAAAAATAAAAGGTCGCGCGCGGCGTGGAAGGACACGCTAAATACCTGTGAGCCGGCAGGCAAGACCAGGGGAATAAGCCACTGTAACTCATTTGGAAGAGAGATGAATATAAATGTGTGAAGTGTGGGAGCAAGAAAAGCATAGAGGCCCATCATCGTTTGATGTGGGCTTTTTATCCAGAGGCGAGGCTAATCGTAGATAATGGTGAAACTTTGTGTAAAGAATGCCATAAGCCAATAACAGCACAACAAAGAAGAGAAGGACGAGTGGATTATGACCGATGCTTCACCTTTGCAAATACCATGTGTTATAACTAAAATATCCACTCTGCATGCTGGTGGGTGGAATATAACGATACACGTCCCAGAAACAGGAGCACAGCAGGTAAAGGCGCTTGTTGGGACAGAGAACCATCAATCATTTATTATGGTGCTTGTGAAGGACGATGGTAAACAGGCGGTGGCGAAAGAGGCAACAAAAACATGCAAGAAACAGCTAAAGAAACCGATAAGTCAACCTTGAAGCTGCAATACCGTTTATTCATAGACGCGTATCTCAAAGAACCGAATGCAACAAAAGCCGCTATTATAGCAGGATACAGCGAGAAAACAGCAAAACAACAAGGGTCAAGGCTGTTGACTCAGGTTGACATTGTAGCAGAGATGGAAAGAATTAAGCAAAAAGTGACGGCCAGTTCTGAAATATCCGCAGAATGGATACTCACCAGCCTTAAAAATGTAGCTGAGAGATGTATGCAGGCGGTGCCAGTTATGGAAAAGACGGATGGCGAATGGAAGGAAACAGGCGAATTCCGATTTGATTCTACGGGTGCCAACAAAGCACTAGAGACTCTTGGTAAAAACTTGAACTTGTGGAAAGATGTAGGCAGCAAAGAAAACCCTCTTACTGGTAATGTTACCGTGTCTATGAGCAAAGAGGACGCCGCCCTTTGACCTGCCAGCTCACGGCAAAGCAGTTAGAAGCGCAAAAGCTCCTTGCGGGGAACGCTACCTATATCCAACTTGAGGGTGGTAGCCGCAGCGGAAAAACTTTCCTTCTCACTCGTGCCGTTGTAACCAGGGGAGTCAAAGCCCCTCAATCCCGCCATGCCATTCTTCGTCTCAGATTCAACCACGTCAAAGCGTCCATCGTGTTAGATACATTTCCGAAGGTGATGGACCTGTGTTATCCAGAAATTAAATACACGATGGATAAAACAGACTGGTACGCGACCCTTCACCACAATGATTCTCAAATATGGTTCGGAGGATTGGACGATAAGCAGCGAACAGAGAAGATACTTGGGATGGAGTATGCAACCATCTACCTCAATGAAATATCACAGATACCGTTCGCGTCTCGTGAATTGGCCGTCACCAGGCTCGCTCAGAAGGTCGATTGCGTCATCAAGGGTATAGACCCCTTCCCTTTGAAATGTCGGATGTATCAAGATTGCAATCCTCCGAAGAAAAGTCACTGGTCGTATAAGCTGTTTCACGAGAAGCGCGATCCCGATTCAAAACTCCCTTTAACTAATCCCCTTGACTACGAGTGGATGCAGATCAATCCGCAAGACAACCTTGCCAATATATCCCCTGAATATCTCAAGACGCTTGAGTCGCTGACTCCCAGAATGCGCCGGCGCTTTCTCGAAGGGCTCTATACCGACGATGTGACCAACGGCCTCTTCAATTCAGACATCATCGAGACATACCGCAAGGCACAAGGCGCACTCCCTGACATGGTGCGTATAGCAATCGGCGTTGACCCCAGCGGCTCGGGTGATGAAGACAACACAGATAACGACGAGATAGGGATTGTGATAGTTGGGCTCGGAGTTGATGGTAACGCCTATCTGTTGGAAGATTGCACCGTAAAGGCTGGCCCTGGTACATGGGGAAAGGTTGTTGGTTCCGCATACGACCGTCATGAAGCTGACGTGGTTGTCGGAGAGGTGAACTACGGCGGTGCTATGGTTGGCTTTGTTGTCCAGACTGCCAGGCCACGGACTAACTTTAAGGCCGTCACTGCATCAAGAGGGAAGGTTGTCCGGGCTGAACCGTTCTCAGCGTTGTACGAATCCGGGAAAATTCGGCATGCCGGGTACTTTCCTGAGTTGGAAGACGAGATCGTAGAGTTTACGACGAATGGTTATCTGGGTGATAAATCACCGAACAGGGCCGATGCCTTGTTCTGGGCGCTGACTGAGTTGTTTCCCGGTATTGTGAACAACCGCAAAGCAAACGCAATGGCTCCTGTTGGTTCGTTTGATTTCAAACCACTCAGCGGCAACATGGGCTATTAAACCACAAAACGGGGGGGGGTAGTATGTGGGGTATCCAAAAAAAAATATCAACAGGTGAATGGAGGTATATGCAAAGTGCAAATGGCGTTTTGATATATTATCCGGCTAAGGCAATGGCCGCCGCGCATGTAGATCAAATAATTAAAGATGGTACAACGCATTCATTTAGAATCCAAGTGTTTAGAGAGAATGATGTCAGGCAATATAAAGACTAAATAGGGGGATAGTAAGCATGGCCACAAAACAGAAAGCCGCTCCTGCGGCAAATTTGGAAGCCGAAATATCGGAAGATTCAGTAGAACCGGTATCTGACCCGCGAAAAGAGGCAACTGACGCTCTGACGCGATTGTTCACATCGAACACAGGGCGTGTGCCTAATCCGGTGGACGTTGAGATATTCGTCAACAGTTTGATTAATGCGAGGGGGGAAGAATGAATGGTATTGAATTAAGGTTGCAGGTTGGTCACAGGTGTCTGGCCCATCTCATAACCCAGCAGGCATTGGATGAGGTGGTTAGTGTACGTGATCTAGTGGGCGAAATTGCCTCAAATCTGTTTGATTCGCTCGGCGGTGAGTCACAGCACGAGAGCCTATTCAACCCGCCCGACCGCATTGGGGACAAGACTGTTAAAGGAATGTCGGAGTATGTATCCAATTTCCTTGCCCGTAGGTTCCCCGAAGGTTTGCCGGACCAACTCCGCGCTATACTGGCTGAGATGGTTACTGACTGCTTCCATGACGGCGCAAGGTGGAGCGAGTCAACCCGAGAAGACGAAAGCAGAATTATTGTTGACTAATACTAATCACTGTGTTATGCAATCACTCAATTAGATTTAGCCCAGAGGTGGATTATGAAACGTATCCTGCTTGCTCTCGTTATCCTGGCCCTGGCCGCTCCCGCAGGTGCCGTCAACTTCGTAACCAACATAACATTCTCTATCGCCAGTTCAGCGTCAACCGCAAACACAAACCTTCGCGTATCGCCCATGCAGCAGAAGACGATATACCGGGACGACAATGCAACAGCTCTTCAGACTTACGTCCATTACGCCAACTCAGTCGCAAATTACTTCCTTACTAAAAATCAAGTTGTGCCTGTAGGGAATGCCCTCTGCATCTGGGTTGAAGTTGACCAAGATACCAAAATGTATTTGAACTCTGAAACCGCGTACCTGTTACTGCCGTCCGGTACGCGGGAAGCAAAGTGTTTCAGGTGAGTGAGTCACGGCTCGCAAGGATCATCTGGCAAGTTTCGAAGATGTTGACCGCACTGCTCGAAAAAGAGTTCGGATTGAAGAAGGAACAGCCAGCTAAATAACAACTCCGCGCCTCTGGCCCTGAGTGCAACAACCCAAGTCGTGCTAATCGCCCTGCTTGTCTCAATATGAGATAGGCGGGGCTTTTTGTTTTAAAGGTTCTGCTCCCGTAACTGTGAACACCGGACGGGAGGGCGTGTGATTGACGCATGTGATTTGCGAGACGCTAGGGCTCTTTGTACACAACTCAGGCCAGCCACCCGGAGCCCGATAGATCGCCAGCCAAGCTAAAACAAATGGCGGTCGAACGGATAAACAGGCAAACGTGATGTAATTTTCAACCGTGTTCATCGAGCGGACAATTCGGTACCTGATATATCTAGCGTTAAGTGTGTAGTCTGTTTTGCTTGGCAATACCCTTTCAATCACATCGGGGTGGCTGAGTATGTTATATAGTTACACAGTTGAGTAAAAAGTGAGTAGAAGAGTTACACAGCTTAAGAGGGCATGAATGATTGACCGGATATTCATCAAAATATCAGACGCACTCGGGACCAATGCGGCTATTGTCTGCTTTGCCCTGATTGCGTTTGTACCTCTATATTTTCAACAGCCTCATACCATTATGGAGTGGACGAGCTGGTTATCGCAGACATGCATCCAGTTGATCGCCTTAGCCGTCTTGCAAAAAGGAACGCGAATAGAAGGTGAGAAACAGGCTCGGTTGATACTCGAAACTCACGATGCCGCAGTTGCCATGAGGCAGGAAGAAAACACCCGCGCAGAAGAACGCCACGAAGAATCAATGGCAGAAGCGCATATGCTCAAAGAACTGACAATCGGATGTTGTAAAGGGAAGATGAGATAATGAACTTCTCGACTGACACACAGGGTATGCCCCCCGACTTTGAAGGCAACATCCCTCCTGAGATTAAAGCACTCGCAGAAGAGATGAAAGCCGCTCAGATGATGAAGGTCGATCAGATTGGTAAGGAAGTCGCCAAGAAGCGCGACGAAGCTGTCAAGACCCGTAAGCAGTCTGGTATTGAAGACCAGTGGGAAGAGGACGAGGAATACTATCAGGGCGTTGACGACACAAACCGCGACTCGCACCCTTGGATAAAGTCAGCCTCCACATCCGGGGGTATCTCACGGCAGCCGCAGAAAGCAAACACTCGCTGCACATCGTTCTTTAACATCACCGGCCAGTTTGTCGATTCAGCAGCGGCAAGGATGGGCGATATCCTTTTGCCGGCCGGTGATTGGAACTTCTCTGTTAATCCAACTCCCCTTCCTGATGATGGCAATCCACAGAGTCAAACGCAACTCGGACAGTTGGCTAATACTCCACAAGCGCAGCAGCAGGTTTCTCAGCAGTCGCTTGTCATGGACAACAAGGCTGAGAAGGCCGAGACGTGGATCAAAGACAAACTGACCGAGTGCAGCTATCACTCCGAAGTACGCAAGGTTATTGAGGATGCTGCCAAGCTGGGCGTCGGAGTTCTCAAGGGTCCGTTTCCTGATAAGGTAACATCCTGCAAATCAAAGCAGGGCGCGAACGGCGTGACGCTGGAGATAGTGGAATCAGTCGAACCCGTATCCAAGCGCATCGACCCGTGGGACTTCTTCCCTGACCCCGCTTGTGGCGACAACATTCACAAGGGCGGATATACCTGCGAGCGGGACCGGATATCTCCCAAGCAGTTGAAGGGCATGAAAGACCTTCCTGGATACCTTGCCGACCAGATTGACCATGTTCTACACGAAGGCCCGAACAAGAAACACCTTGGTGACAACGGCCAGAGGAAATCAGGGAGCGAGATAGACGACAGCGAGATGTTTGAAGTCTGGTACTTCTACGGGCTTATCCCTGTTGACAGTTTTGCGGCCATTGGCTCAATAGCGAACAAACCGCCTGTGAAAGATGGAGAGCCTACACCTCCTATCCTTGACGATAAAGACCTTTCCAGAGATATGTTGCCGGCCATCGTTACGATGGTCAACGACACGCCCATCAAAGCCGCTATCAACCCGATGGACACGGGGGATTTCCCTTACGATGTAATGGCGTGGCAGCCCGTTAAAGGCAGCTGGACCGGCGTAGGAGTGGCGAGGAAGGGCAGAACGCCGCAGGACATGCTCAACGCGTCCGCCCGAAACCTGATGGACAATGCCGGTCTTTCTGGTGGCCCGATGATTATCATCAAAGACGGTGCCATCATGCCTCAGAATGGGATATGGGAGATATCCCCCAGGAAGGTATGGAGAGCTACAGAGGCATACAGTGGTGACCTGAAAGATGCTTTCACGGTTATTGAAATCACTATGGTGCAAGAAGAACTCACGGCCATCATTCAGCTTGCCTACAAGATGATGGAGGATGCAACAGGCATTGCTTATCTGCTTCAAGGTCAGCAGGGTAGTGCCCCCGATACCGTGGGTGGTATGGAACTCTTGCATCGCAATGCTTCCGCTATTCTCCGATTTTTGGCAAGGGTATTTGACGAGCGAATCACTGAGCCCCACATCAAACGATATTACGACTGGCTTCTTCTCAATGGTCCCGATGACGCTAAGGGGGACATGAAGATAGAGGCCATCGGTTCGACCGCCTTGGTTGAGCGTGAGATTCAAGCACAGGATTCAATGACGCTGCTGAACTTGGCTGTCAATCCCATTTTTGGACTCGACCCGGCCAAGGCTATTATCGAAGTGCTGAAGGCTAAACGGTTTATCCCTGAGAAGTGGACCCGCGACCCCGGCACTCAGGCACCGGCACCGGTCATCCCCGCTATTGAAGTCGCCAAAATCCGCGCTGCAAGTGACGAGAAGATTCATGAGCATCAGACTGAACTCGACCAGTGGAAAGCCAAAGTTGAAACACAGTACGGCCTCAAGGAACATGAGGTTGTCACTGCGAGAGAGCAGATTTACGCTCAGACGCGGCAGATGGAAGTTGTAGACAATGCCAACGCAAGAGCGCAGGAGCTACAGGTCAAAAAAGAATTGGCGATTATGGACTATGCCAACAAGCGCAACATCTCGCTAGACCAGGTTAAAGCATCTTTGGCCTCTGTCGCGATGAAACTTCGTACCCAGCGGATTCTATCAGGAGTACCAGACGCGAAATCAGCACCACAGGTTATAACACCCGATGCAGAACCAGTACAGCATGCGCCAGATGGGATGGCGTTTCAGGAGTAAAACATGGCAAAAGACACAGTAACCATCTCAGAACTGGCATCAAGAGTTTTCCAGGCCCGTGATTGCGCCCATCGTCGGCACTGGCAGACTCGTTCATATTCTGAACATAAGGCGCTCAACGCTTTCTATGATGACGTTGTAGAAGCCATTGACGCAGTAATAGAGAATTTTCAGGGCATGTTCGGAAATATCGACGACTTTGAAGTCCAGACCGAAAGCGTTAAAGATATGACGGCCTACCTGACTGATGAAATGGACTTCATCGAATCGAATCGAAATATCCTATCGCAAGGGTCGGACAGCATCGGTGCTCTGATTGATAACCTCGTGTCGGTCTATTCCCGTACCGTCTTCATGTTGGGGCTCTCAAAATGATACTCACCCCCGCAGAAAAAGAATCTGCCATCTGGATGAAGTTATCCGAAGAGATTGAAAAGCGGATTGAAGTATATCGCACCAAGAACGAGGGAGACTTGACGGCCGAACAGACTGCCAAGCTCCGTGGACAGATAGCATTTGCAAGGGAAATTCTGGGATGGGCAGCCACCCCTAAAACGTTTACCGACTGAGAGGCCGGTAGGAGGCATCATGAGTTTACCAGGATCAGCAGAGTTTATCAAAACCGCAGCAGACGAAGCAGAAGAAGAGGCCGCATTTACAGCCGGATTCAACGCTACCGACATCGAGCCGGAGCAAACAGAGATTACGACTGAGGCCAAACCAGTACTCGAAGTGACAACACCAGTAGAACCCGAACCCGTCGTTACTCCTGCACCGACCGCTAAAGTGATTACAGAGGATGACTTGAACGCCGTCCGCGAATCCACCAGGCAGGAAATGCAGAAGATACACGACAAGGTATTCGGCAAGGTAGGAGAGTTAAATCAGCGCATCGAGGCGATGAAGTCAACGGCCGCCGGGATTTCTCCCAAAGCACGGGAAAGGCTGAAGACTGAATTCCCCGAACTGGCCGGCATGCTCTTTGACGATGATGGTGAACCAGTAGCGCAGACACCAGCACCATCAGTTGCGCCGGCACCACAGGTACAAGTTGCCCCTGTGATTGTACCGGACCAGCCCGACCAATCAAAGGTACTGGAAGAACGCCTGCTCACCAGAGATCACAAGGACTGGAAAGCCGTTGTCGGCAGTCCTGAATTCGCCGCATGGAAAGAAACACTGAAACCGAGCGAGGCGAATGAACTGGATGACAGTTGGGATGCTGATTTCATCTCCGCCAAGATCACTGATTTCAAAGGTTGGAGGGCCGCCACAGTAGCACAGGCTGCTTCCGCCCGAACATCAACAGACACAACAAGACAGCAGCGCATCGCAGCGGCAGTCACTCCACAGGGAGTGCCAAGGATTAATGCGATAAGCGCAAGTGAAGATGACGAGGAGGCGGCTATGGCCGCTGCCTTCAAAAAACGATAAAACAACTTTCTTGCGGGATAACAACCCGCCCAAAGGAGTAACACCATGGCACTGTCCAGCATGCTCACACCCGCACAACGAATCGGGAAGCTCAAAGGTGAGATACTTACCCATGCTATCCCCCGCGAAATACTCGGCCTCATTGGCGACACCAAGCCCATGCCGAAAAACGTCGGTGATACCGTCATCTATCGTCGCTGGTTGCCGGTCAACGCAACATCAGCCAGCCCCAACACCTTCTTTGCATCCACCGACACCGGCGACCGCACAAACGCCCTGGCAAACGCACACCTTGCCAGCGAAGGCGTAACACCCAACGCTGAGACGCTGACCCCGCAGGACATCACGGTCACACTGAATGAATACACTGTCCTGTTTGGTTACACCAAGCGAACCGCCGACCTGTACGAAGATGATGTGCCGGCCGCGATGAAACTTCAGACCGGTGAGCGCCTTGCACTCGTCCGCGAGCTGGTACGTTTCGGGCAGGCCAAGGCATGCACCAACAAGTATTATGGCGGCACAGGGACTTCCAGGGCCACCGTAAACGGCAAACTGTCCCTCAAACTGCTCCGCAAGATCACCAAAGGTCTTGACGCACAGCACACCGACAAGGTTACGGAGATTCTGGACGCCTCCCCGAAATACGGGACACGGGCAATCGAGGCCGGTTTCTTCGTGTTCATCCATACCGACCTGAAGCCTGATGTCCGCGATATCCCCGGTTTCGTACCGACGGCATCTTATGGCACACGTCAGACCGTATCCCCCCATGAAGTCGGTTCGGTCGAAGAGTTCCGTATCATCGCCAGCCCTGAACTGGTCAGCGTCATTGATGCTGCTACCAGCGTCAACGCAACTACCTCCGGCCTGACTTCCACCGGTGGAACTTATCCCGACGTGTACCAGGTCATCGTTGCCGGTCGTGGCGCATGGGGTGACGTGGCTCTTCGCGGCACAAAGTCGATGGATGTTCACGACCTCAAACCCGGCCAAGTCGATAAAAACGACCCCACCGGCCAGCGCGGTTACATGGGCGCATCTACCTATTACGCCGCCGTCCTGTTGAACCAGCTTCAGATGGCCGTTGCTGAAGTCGGCGCATCCGTCCTGTCTGACTAACCGAGAGGGGCTTAACGGCCCCTCATTTTCAAGGAGATAGACCATGCAAAAACTTTCCCAATTGACGGGAGCCATTGCAGATAAGACGGACGGCATCTGGATTTACAAGATGCTTGCCGGTATCTACGACCGGTTTTCCTCGCAGATATTCAACTCCGGCGGTCTTGCCATCGGCACCGGCTCAAAGAAAAAGGTACTGATTGCCAACACCGTTTACGGTGTAGCCGGCGGAGTACCGTTTACCAACGCCACCGCAGAGGTCACGCTTGCCGGCACCATTACTAATGCCCTGTTCAACGTATTCTGCATCTTCGTTGACAGCGCCGGTGCTGAGACAGCCGCAATGGGTACTGAAGGCGCTGCCCTGATTAACGTCAAGTTCCCGCCTATCCCGACAAAGAAAGCCATGGTTGGATTTGTCATCGTCAACCCGACCGGTACGGGGAACTTTGTAGGCGCTACAACCGACCTTGACGACGGAACCGTTGTGCCGAATGCAGTCTACGTGAACACGCTGAACCCGTTTGATCCGACCGCAACCATCATCTAACGAACAAAGGAGACTGAATATGGATTCAACAGCACTCAGAGGATTAACCCAGCAGCTCGGTAACGCCACCATGCTTGGCGTTGCAGGCACAACCATCAACCTTTCAGTTGCCACGCTCTTCAGCATCGTGGGGCAGCTCTACAACAAGGCAATCTCCAACACTGAAGCAACGCCGACCACTGACATCGCTACCGGCCTCGCGTTCAAACCCGTCCCTGCGAACTTCGGCAGCGTGTTCGTCATCTGCCTGGATTCTGCCGGCGCAATCAAAGTTGTCCAGGGTGAAGTCACTGCTCTTGACGCAGCCGGCGCTTTCATCGTCCGCCCTGAATTCCCCGGCAACATCCCTGACACCGTATGCCCGATTGGGTATTTGACCATCAAAGCCGGTGCTTCCTACGTCGCGACCACTACCGGTTGGCTGTTGGGTACTCACAACACCACAGGGGTCACAGGCGTGGTCTATACCTTCGTGAACTCGAACACTTTGCCGGTCCGTCCGCAGGCATAACACAAAGCCCCCTGGTTCGCCAGGGGGTATCATTTAACATCAAGGAGGATTCACAATGTCAGAAACACCAGTAGAGGGACGATTTAAGAAGGTAGGTTCACCGGCTAAGCCCAAAGCATCCGCAGAGAAGATTGACTATGACAAGCTCGCAACGATGGTTGCCGACAAGCTCGGTCCAGTATTCCTGATGAAGTCCGGTCAGAAGGAAATCCACACAGGGGGTATGCTGCTCGGAGCGCCTTCGGATATTCTGCTGAATGACGGGGATTTGGCAATCGGGGGGAACACCATCGAGCCTGTTGACCGGCCGTTGAACACCGATTACATGAAGGAACTGGCGTTCATGAATGAGGAGATTGACATCATCATCGCCGAGACTACCGACGAGAACGCGGAGAACCCTGTGTCAGTCGGCGTTAATGGCGTGTTCAAGCTCTTCTTCAGGGGGCATCTGACTAGAGCGAGACGGTACTTTGTTGACTGCCTGATTGCCAAAAGCAGCCGTGTCACGACTCCAAAAGTCAAGAACGGCGCGGGAGAAGATACATTTGCTATCCGGCAGCATCAGTCCCACAAGTACCCGTTCACGGTTGTACGTGACCCGAGCCCTCGTGGCGCACAGTGGCTTCGCACAAGAATGGCTGAATTGATCTGAGGTCATAATGAACTACCTTGATATGGTTAAAAGGGTAAAGCTCGAATGTGGTGTAGCTGGCGTTGACCCTACCACCGTTACCGGTCAGATAAAAGAAATCGGGCGGATATGCGCGTGGGTTGCTCAGGCATGGGTTGAAATCCAAGAGGAACGACCGGACTATGATTTTCTGCGCAAGCCCTTTTCGTTTCTGACCTCTTTCGGGACTCCCAACACTGAGGGGGATTCACTGACCATCGGGAGCGTCTACAAGATCGTCACCCGCGCGACACTGGACTTTGAAGCTATTGGAGAGAGGTACGAGGGTGCCGAGAACCAGTCAGGGACGACGTACAAGATTATTGCACCTGCTACACTAGGGGCAGGAGATTCAACGACACTAGCAGGTAAACAGGCGTACACAGTAGGTAATGGTACGGCCTTTGACATCAACTTACCCGACTTCGGCCAATGGAAGAACGATTCCTTCCGCGCGTACCTGAAATCAGCCGGAATCGGTACGCAGATATTTTTGAGCCAGTATTATGACTATTCCATGTTCCGTGACTTCTACCTGTTAGGCTCTCGTCAATTAGTTACTGGCCGGCCAATTTACGTTGCCATTGAACCCTCGACCCGTAGCCTTCTCCTTGGATTTACTCCGAATGATGTGTACTGGGTATCGGGCGAATACTACCGGACTCCGCAGGTTCTTACCGTTGACGCAGATACCCCTATCATGCCTGAACGTTACCACATGGCCATCGTCTACCGGGCTATGATTAAGTACGGCCTTTACTACGTCGCCAACGAACAGATTGAGGCTGGCAAGGCGGGGGCGGACATGATTATCAACCGCCTCAAGGGCGACCAGACACCTCAAATACTCATGGGGGCATCCCTGATATGAGGGCTATGGGCCAAACACAGCTTGACGTGATGATGCTGCGAGGCGGCCTGGACATTATTACGCCCACACTATCTCTACCAGCGGGGGCGGCCAGACAGTCCCTTAACTTTGAATGTGCAGTGTCAGGCGGTTATTCCCATATTATGGGATATGAGAGATTTGACGGCCGGCCTTCGCCTTCAGCTATGGCAAGTGCCGGAACGCATCGTTACATATCCGTCACGGCTTTTATCAGCAAACCCGCCATCGGAGCCACAGTACATTCAAGTGAAGGAGGAACAGGCGTTGTAGCGAGTATCAACGGCCTAACCTTGGTTCTAACCAAAGTAACACCCGTGTGGAACGTAGGCGACTTGGTAACAACTGGGAGCACATATACTGACGACCTCATATCAATAGGAACGGTGGACAGCATTACAGCCGGTCCAATTGACCCAGAAGACGATGCTGTCTCTCGTGCCGCAGTTGCCGACATATGGCGGGCTGATATTCACTCCGCCCCCGGTGCCGGCCCTATCCGTGGCGTAGCAGGGTACAATGATAATGTTTATGCCTTCCATGATGACATATCGGGTACGAACATCGGCATTTATAAATCATCTTCAACAGGGTGGACACTAGTCCCTCTTAACAACACCGTTGCCTTCACGCTTGGAGGAACAGGAGTCCCGGCTGACGGCGATATGCTCACACAGGGGGGCGTTACGGCCACAATCAAGAGGGTTGCGGCTTATGGGTCATGGCAGGCTCACACAGCGGCGGGTCAGTTCGTTATCGGGGATACGACGGGCGGGGACTTTGCCGCTGGTGCCGCGACAGCCGGAGGGATTTCTGTAACACTGTCCGGAGCACAGGTTGCTCAAACCATCACGGCCGGCGGACACTTTGAATTTGTGGTAACAAACTTCGCCGGGCAAGCCGTTACCAAGCGCCTCTATTTCACAGACGGCGTGAACATGATTTCCGAGTTTGACGGCACAGTACTGGTTCAAATCCCAACAGCGGCAGTCTTAGATTCACCAGTACATATTGCAGCACATCAGGAATACCTTTTCTGCTCAATAGCTTCATCCGTCTTTTACTCTACGCCCGGTCTTCCTTACGACTGGACGGCCATCGGAGGCGCGGGGGAGATTCCGACAGGGGATATTGTGACCGGCATAATCTCCATGCCGAGCGACGCGAACTCAAGAACCCTCGGAATATTGAACCAGAACAACATTCAACTCCTTTACCAGCGGGCTATGTGGGACGGTGGTTTTTCCAACTGGACACTGGTCAATTACCAGAACGGTGTCGGGGGTATCTCCCATTCAGCGCAGAATATGGGACAGACGTTCGTAATGGATGACAGGGGGGTTAATTCCCTTCAAACCTCATTGCAGTTCGGCAACTTCACATCTTCGACATTGACCAACAACATTTTTCCGTTCATCAACTCAAAGGTGGGGATGCTGTCGGCTTCGACACTCTGCCGGCGCAAGAGCCAGTATCGGTTATTCTTCAATGACGGGTATGCTCTTTTTATCACCCTTGCCAACAACAAACTACTCGGATGCATGCCGATTTACTTCCCGAATCCCGTAACGTGTGCATTTGAAGGGAAAACGTCAACCGGCCAGGATGTTATCTATTTCGGGTCGTCAAATGGGTATGTGTATCAGATGGAGCAAGGGACTTCCTTTGATGGTGCGCCAATTGACTTCTACCTGATAACCAATTATTCAAACGCGAAAAGTCCGCGCACTCTCAAGAAATATCAGAAGGCCGTACCGGAGCTTTCTTCCGAGCAAGGGTCGTTCGCTTCGTTTGACTTTTCTTATCTTCTGGGCTATAACTCTGGTGAATATGAACAGCCTGCAAGCGACAATTACGGCCAGTATCTCGGGCAGATAAATTGGGACTCGTTCGTATGGGACAATTTCTTTTGGGACTCCAATAGGAACGGCTCTGTGGAAATACCATTGGACGGAACGGCCGAGAACATTGCAATAGTTATTTCGGGTTCATCCAACTACACCCCGGCCTTTAATCTTAACAGCATCTTGATTCATTATCTCCACCGCCGCATGATGAGGTAAGCCAATGGCCGGATTAATAGCTACAGCGGGAAATGTATACTCATCGGGTAATCCTGTAGTTGACCCAACATCAGGATGGACATCAGGTGTAGCGCAGCCGAAAACGGTGGTCAATCCTACGCCTGATGCAAGCACGGGGGCCGGGATTCTTTCGTCATCAACTACTCCATCAACCACGCCCCCGGTATCGGGCTCAACCCCATCGCCAACTACTCAGCCAATTTCAGCACCGGCTCTGCCGGCCGTAGCTTCTCCGACTGCCAGCACACCCGCAAATGTGGCATCTACACCAGCGCCTACACCTTCAGCTCCGAGAGACATCGGGGCTAAAGAAACAGTATCCGGTCAGCTCAACGACTTGTTGAAACAAGACAGCCCGTATATGCAATCGGCCAAGAATCAAGCCATGGTGCAGGCGAACGCCCGTGGTCTTATCAATTCATCCCTTGCTGTAGGGACGGCCCAGACAGCAGCCATAAACGCGGCTGAACCGATTGCGGCAACCGATGCAGGCATTTATTCACAATCTGCCCTGTCTGCACAACAGAGTAATCAAGATAAATCCTTGTCAGGATACAACGCATCGCTTGCCTCTGCTCAGAACGCCCAGAACTTCGGATTCACCACTGCCGAGAACGCCCAAAACATCAAGGGCAACATGGACATCCAGCAGCAGGCGCAGCAGGCGAACCTTGTTATCCAGAATATGCAGATATCCGAACAAGCGAAAGCGTCTTTGACGAGTGCGGTGAGTCCAATTATCCAACAGGTACAGTCCGAGATATCCAAGATTCAGAGTACGCCCGATTCCGTACTTTCACCGGATGCAAAGACTGCGGCAATCAATTACCAGCAACAGTCCCTTCAGACTCAGTTGCAGACCATCTCAACGCTGTACGGGTATAACGTGACATGGAATACGACGAACTCAACTACACCAACTACGGCGACGGCGGAACCCGGCACTGTTGCAGCACCAGCAACGCCATTCCCGAACCCGTTGATACCTCCAACACAGTCGGCCGCGGGCCAGGGTATGATTAATGGCAACGCGGATACGGGCGGTTAATATGACCCACCTAGCAGTACAGAACGACATCACAACCTTGTTGCCGACAGAAGGCGTCAAGAACTTCCGCCACTCTGTTATGGTTCTCCAACGTGAGCATGAACAATTGCCACAGGTAGAATGTCCACTGGTCCATTATTTCGCTAACGGGGCATGTGTCAGAGAAGCGACCATCCCGGCAGATACAATTGTAATTGGGAAGATTCACCGGCATGAGACCATCAATATTTTACTCAAAGGTGAGATAACCGTAGTCACAGAACATGGCACCATGAGGCTGAAAGCACCTTGTACATTCGTATCTCCACCGAATACCAAGAAGGCAGCCTACACCCATTCTGAGGTTATCTGGTCAAACGTATTTGCCACAGTCTGTACGGACATTAAAGAGATCGAAAGACAGATGGTGTATGACGATTACGAAGATACCGCATTTCTGGACCACGTTACCGAAACTTTGAGATTGGAGGATTTATGTCATTCATAGGCACAGCTATAGCAGGGACGGCTTTCGGTGTAGCCATAGGTGCCACGGCATCGGCAGTAGTAGGCGGAGTTATAGCCGGTGCCGTAGCTGGTGCAATAATAGGCGGTGTCACAGCCGCGATAAAGGGCGGCAACATACTCAAAGGGGTTTTGGTAGGCGGACTCATCGGCGGTATTACTGGTGGTTTGACAGCCGGCATAGGAGCAGCATTCGGTCCAGGGGCGACGGCTGCGGCGGCGGGTGGAGATGCCCCAGTGCTGACAGGCGGCGGTGTTGCAGAAGCAGGCGGTGGGGCAACAATAGAAACAGGCGGCGGTATCGGCGGTGTAGGCCTTGAAGCAGGGGCATCCCACGCGGCTGAAATGGGACTTGCACAAGGAGGACTTGATACCGCTGTCAATGCCGCGCCTCTTGCCGGGGTAGAGGCAGCAGCACCAGCGGCCGGTGGTATCACCACTCAGCAGATGGCGACTATGGCCGGACTCTCCGCAGTCGGTGGGGCAGGGAAAGCCATGCTAGAGGGGGATGCTTCCAGCAACCTTGCCAAACTCCAGGAAGAACAGCGCCTCAAAGAAATCAAGACTACTCCTGTTGCCGTTGCCCCATCAAGAGGGACATTCTCTCTCGCGGGTGCCGCACCAGGGACAACAGCATCGGCAACGTCGGGGCAGAACGTCAATCAAGGCAGTACGGTTCTCACGCCAGCACCTAACGCCATGGCATACCGCAACCTTGACCCGACCACAGGGGCAGCCGTAGCGGCTCCCACAGGGGCAGGGATTCAACCGCTATCATCTGGTATCATCACAAATCCGGCACTTGCAACGACTCAGACCAAAGCACAAGGAGCTACGGCATGAGCGGACTGATAGGAACTGCACAACCGGACTCGGCTCAAGCACCAACAGACGGGACCGCCACACCTCCGCCGGCAACCCCTGCCGTCCCGGTTCAAGCCAGCCAAGCGGAATACAAGCACGATTATGACCGTTATGTCAGCAAGGCCACAATGCTGATTCACTCTCCTGATACCACAGGAGCGATTCAGAACCTCCTGAAAGGACCGGACCCAGTCCAGAGGGTAGCCAATGCCACGGTGATGATTATGCAGCGCGTGGACACCGCATCGCGTCAGGATGGTACAGAAGTCCAGGATTCAGTCAAGATGTACGCAAGCCATGCGATAGTTCTGATGATTATCGAACTTGCCGAAGCCGCAGGTATCTTCAAACTGAATGATGACCTTGCATTACTCGCTACTTCCGTTGCTTCACAGGATTACATCAAGAGTGAAATCGGCGCAAAGCGGATAAACGCCCAACAGTTAAACGCCAAGATGCAGGCCGATATGCGTCAAGCTCCGCAGAAGTTCCGGCAAGAAATGATACGAGGCCAGCAGAAGGTTGTGATGATTGCAAGGAAATACCGGAACGGCGCTGGACTTGGGCAGTTCCCCGGTACGCAGATGGGCGCGCAACAGCCACAAGCGCCGACAACTCCACCACAGCAGGGGTGATATTATGGGTGAATGCAAACGGTTATACTACTTAATTGCTATTGGAAACGAAGAACATCTTACCCCAAAAGATGTGTTGTCAAGTGAAGAAGAAAACGAAGTAATAAACATAGAAAAACTGCCTGGATTTGTGAGATGGTTGACTCCCCAAGATAAAGACGAAATCGGAACGGCATGGCATGATCATGTAGAAGATTCGTTCAAGTCATTCAAACAGGGGTGATATCGCAAATGTGCGTCTAGGGTAGCTCCCGAACGGTCCAAGCCTCGGACTTGGCGCACATCAATTTGAGGCAGATAACAGGAGGCAGTTATGGGATGGTTACGTGATAGCATAAGGTCGTGGCTTGGTGTAGAATCACTGGTGCGCCGGATTAACAAACTGGAAAGAGAATCCGGAAACATAAGGGCTGAAAAAACAGATTTCAAAAACACACTATATCGCATTGACGATTTGCATAGTAAGTTTGAAGCATTAATGGAAGCGCTTGGGGTGGTTATTGTAACCGATATTTCAAGCGGTAATCCAGTCCCAATTATTACAAAAGACAGAGAAGATGGCTTAATGGGAAATGCACAAGAATACTTAAATGCCGTAATAGCCGGAGACAAAATGATGGGATTGCTTTATCGATATAACGAAGAAGTGGCAAAATTATTCCAGCAATTAAACAGAGACAAAAAGTATAAAGTTCAGTAACGAGGTGACGCCATGGGATTAGCATTTCAGGGGTTAATGGGTGCCTTAGCCGGGGCAGGTAATTCAGCAGCAGGCGCGATGCAGATGAACATGGCCGCTCAACTCCAACAGGAGCGCGACGCTGCTAATGCTGTTCGAGAACAGAACCTCGCCAAACTGAGAGGTTCTATCGAACTGTCGAACGCACAGACAGTCCACGGGATGCAGCCCTCAACATCCTACGACCCCGCGACAGGTCGGCAACTCACCTATGACGAAGCGGCACAGGCTGACCCTGCATCCGTTACAGGGCAAAAGACAGCCGAACAGAACGCCACAATCAGCCCATACACGGTCAACGGCTTGCCGGCAACATATTCACAGGTCGGCGCAGCAGGGGCAGCGAATAACACAACCACAGGGCTTATACAGAAATACACCGCCGCCGGCGATGCTATGGACCATGCAGCCAACAACGACCCGAACATGGTAGGGCCGCAAGTTTTCCCCAATACCCCCGGTGCGCGTTCAGGCAATTTGACTCCTGAAGAACAGGCACAACTCGACACGGCGCAGAGCAAAGGCGGATTAATTAAGTACACGCCAGAAGCTATGCTTGAAATGAAGTTGGAAAACCAGAAGGCGTTGAGTGAAAACAAGCTCGAATCATGGAAACAAGTCGCTGATATCAGAGCGCAAGCGGTCATGCAATCTGCTGATACACGGCTACAGGCCGCCATTGCTGTTGCCAACATCCATGCAACAAGCAAAAATTCAGATGAATACAGGCAAGCTCAGATAGAGGTTAAGAAAGCCGAAGAGGAGCGCAAGAACGCCAACGCCGCCGGACTCTTGATTTCAGGGGGTGCAGATTTCACCAAGCCCGAAGTTGTATCACTCTACAACAAATACATGACAGGGGCGGGGATGCCGGAAGTCACCAAGCCGCCGCCAGACGCACCAAAACCGAAAGACGACGGGCCTGGACCGGTTAAAAAGTTCATATCCGGTTTTGTTGGCCAAGGGGATTATTCCGGTCAAAGTACTACTGCACCAACTGCGCCAGACTTGACAGGGACAAACCCAAGTGGCAAAAAGTCACCAAACCCGACACTGGATTCTCAAGCGCAAGATGCTATATCAGCGATTATGTCAAACAATTCCCTTACAGGTCCGCAGAAAAGCGCGAAGGTGGCACAGGTAGCGACTCGTCTTAACGCTATCAAGGCAGGGAAGTAATGCCCGGCCCTTTTGATGATATTGTAGGAGCACCTCAGCCATCGGGCAAATCGAATCCCTTTGCGGATATTGTAGAGGGATCGTCGGTCGATTTTGCCAAGCAAGGGCTTACCCGTAAGGGCTTAATTGGCTCGGCATCTGGACAAGTTGCCAATGCAGTATATGATGCTGATATCCAGCCCTTATACCCCGGCGGGATGAAAGACGCGTCAACACAAGATATACAGAATATCGCGGCGTCGCCACATCGGCCAGTTCCAACCATGGCGGTTCAAGCGGAGCAAGTTGCACCTGACCTTGTATCTGCTTTCGAGAATGCCCCTAAAGACAAACTTGGTACTGCTACCAGCGGGTATTTGAATGAAGCCGTCAACGTCAAGTCGACCGAGAAGATGGGGGATTACCTCAAGCCCGGTCCGTCCACTCTTACACAACGGGCAACAACCGCCGTTGCGACATCCATCCGAAACATAATCAATAGCACCGGTAAATTAGGACTCGGAGTTATCGGGGCAGTAGCGCCTTCACTTCTCGGTGGAGATGATGAAATAGCCCAGACATATCAAGAAGGTCTTAAACTCGACCAACAGTTTGACGCAGAAACCCACGGCATAACCCCTGCCAACTCTATTGCAGACCACTTTGTAGATATCGCTGGGAACATAGCGCCTTATATTGCTCTTGGACCAATGGCGTCTGCCGGGATGGTTTCTCATGGTATTGTTGCCGGCGGTGAGCAATCGCTTAATCAGGGGCAGGATGCAACCACAGCCGCCGTGAAGGGGACAATAGGCGGCATTGCATCATACATGCTCACTAAAATCCCAATGACCGCTAAAGGCATTGCAGCGGCACCTCTTGTCGGAATTGGGGAACGGTGGGAAAGCAACCACTTTTCACCCGACGACCAGAAGCAACAGGTGCTCGACCCGAAAGCAATCGCAACGGATTATGGTACGTTCCTGGCTTTTAACCTTGTCCACAATAGTGGTTTACTTCGCCCAGCTTATGAAGCGGCAAACGGCGCAACGGTAGGCATAAAGGCTTCTGGACAAGACTATGAAGGGCTCCGGCAGGCTTATATGTTTGCCAGAGGCGTACAGGACGGCACCCCAGAAGCTGATATAGCAGAGGCGTTTTTATCACGGGGTATTGCAAACAGCGGCGGAATGAGTAAGGCAGAAGTCCGACAGGCTGTTGACCAACTCAGAAGAGTAGGTGCCGACAGGGTACTTGCCGAAGGCGAACCAGCAGAACCCACACCATCAGGACCAGAATCACAGATAGGCGCTACCACTACTGAGCCTGTTACTACAGCGCCAGAAGCGCCGGCAGTAACCCCAGATGCCAGCGCCCCCGAAGTAAATCAGACACCTGCCCCCGGCCTCACTGTTGACAAAGTATCCGCCATCCGCGCCAAACTGGAAGCCATGCGGAAGCCTGCCGAGCATATCCCTGATATCGGTATAGGCAATCCTGATATCACCGTTGACGATGCGATCAAGGCTGCAAGTGCAGAAGTGGATAGCGCAACCGTCCCCGACAACATTGATTACGATACTGGCTTGCCGGTAGCTCAGACCGCCGCTATTCCTCCCGCATCTCCCATGGCCGCCCCCACCGTTGATACCGCCATTCAATCAGCAAACGAATTGGCCGGAACTCCCGAAACGTCCCTCCCCGTTCCGGTAGAAGATTCGGCTAATCCTCCGGCGGGGGTGTACCCTCCTGCATCCCTGCCGGGGGTAACACCTTCGGACGTGCCAAGCGTACAACCCGCAACAGTACCAGAGCCGGTACCAGTCAAACAGCCGTGGGAAATGACACATCAAGAATATTGGAATACTAAACATACAGGAAACAATGGGGATGACGTTACACGGGGCCACTACAAAGCAGTAAAAGCGGCTGTTGGCGCTGGTAAGCCAGTACCCGCCGAAGTACTGGCAGACTATCCAGACCTGAAGCCCGTTTCCCCCATGGCGCATAAAGCGCAGGCACTTGGAAATGAGGCACAACCACTTGACCACGGAGTATTGAACCTGCCGTTAGGCTCTCGCGCAAGAGGCGGCAGTATAGATATCCCTGTTGACCACAACGGAAACGCCGATGTTCAAGCCTTTGCCGACATGGTGAAATCCCACGCCACGGGTACGCCGGCCGTTCATCCCGACGATGTAGAGGCAATGCTTGATAAATTCCCCGAATTAGAGCAAACTGATATTGAGGGAGATTTGCAGGCCATTGACAATGAGGCCGATAATTTCTCGGAACATGAACTTGAACCGCTTACACAGGAGGCACTAGATGAAGCTTTCAACCGCATTGACGACCCGTTTGCAGAGCACGGTGGCGAGGTTGCCCCACGACAAGCGAATGATGTACCTACAGGCGATGAAAAACAGGTTCAAGTCGCAGGTGATGGCAAACATAGCATCGAGTCCAACGGAGCCACAGGAACCGAGCGAACCGCAAGAACCGTAGAACAGCCATCGTTACTCACCGGCCAGCGCAAGTTTGGTGTGACCGCTGAAAAGAAAGGTGGTCAGTCCGTCGGCACAAGTGATTTCATGGACGGTTTCACCCATGACTGGACACCGGACTTGTTTGCGGAAGAGCCAGCACATAATTACTCCCCCACATTGACACTCCCCGAAAACGCGGCTATAGTTGAGCAAGCAAAGAGCAATGCCAAAGAACAGCTTTCGTTCGACTTCAGGGAGGGTACAAGCGATGTCCAGAAAATCAGAACGCAAAAACTCGTTAGAGACTTGGTGCGTGGACGGCAAGGAGTCAGACCCTCCCTACTCGGCAACGCCATCAATACCGCCTTCGTCAAAAAAGGCGTCTTCAACTTCGTCGGTCAAAAAATAACCTCACCACTCGACCTTGCTTCACTGGCACAGGTCTACCGCAATCCCTCGTTTGAAACACTCCGCTACTTCTTTGTCAAAGACGGTGTAATCGTCGGACAAACCGGCGTATCATCCCGGCTTCCGTCTGTATCCTATGCTTTCCCCGGCGCATCAGGATATGCCGAAGAATCAGGTTTACCATGGTTGAAAGACCAAATGGCGGCTGTTGATGCTGATGGTTACTGGCTACTTCACAATCACCCCAGCGGGAATGTCAGCGAGTCCCATGCGGATATAAGCTTGACGCAGAGAATATCCGAAGAGGTACCGGGATTCAAAGGGCATGTGATTATCAACCACAACAAATATGGTATACTGACCCAAGAAGCTGGAAATCCCGAATGGGTAAAAGAGATTAAAGGGAAAACAGAGTACCACGTTTTTGACATGGCACCCGACGACATGCACACAGCCAGCGTCGATAACCCGTATTTAGGGCGTGTAGTCCAGAAACCCGATGATATTGTATCTATCGGTAAAGAGATGCAGCAACCCGGTCATACCCTGCTAATCGTGCAAGGTGGCAGAGGTGCAGGTATCCGTGGCATTATGGACATCCCCCCCGGATTATCGCAAACCCGCCTTGCCGCCATTACAAGGAAACTTGCGTTAGATTCCGGCGGCGGACAGGTCTTCGCGGTTCTTCCTGATTCAACTTCCGAGTACAACCTATTTGCTCAACGCGGTATCCGAGAAGGGTATTTGCTGGATGCTGTTGACCCGTCTGGTAAGTCGATGCGGACGATGGGTATTACTCCCAGCAAGAACAAGTATTTTGGCAAGCCAATATCGGGGCAGGTGGTAATGGAGGATACCCCGGATTACAACCCCGGCAACTTTGTCAGTAATACAACCCGCTCTTTTATCGACAAGGACGTAAAGAGGATAGTCGGCGACGGTGGCAAAGGTTTTGTAGAATCCCTCCAAATGATCCGCCACGCACTCACTCCCACGTCAGGAGTGAAAGCCAAGTACCTTGACGCGGTAATGAGGATGAAGGGTGATCAGGACAAGACAGAGTACATGAGGGAGGTCGTCGGCAAAGAGATTAAGGATATGTTCGAGAAGATGCCACAATCCGGACAGGTGGCGTTTATTGACAAGGTAAAGACCGGACACCCGCAATCAACTCCAGAACTTCAAGCCATAGCCGATATGATGCGTGATATCGATACAGCGACATGGAACGAGGCGAAGGAATTTAAACCTACCCTCGCATGGAAAGAGAACCATTACCGCGTGCTCTGGAAAGTAATACCGGGCCAGGACTCCGCCGGCGATGCGGTCAAGCGGTTCTTTGGCGGTCGCAGGCCTCTACAGGGTTCCAAAGGCTTTATGAAGCAGGCAACCCTTGAGGACATGAGCCAAGGGCTTGACATGGGTGGAGAGCCACAGTCATACAATCCATGGACGATGTTTTCTATGGCGCAAGCTGATATCGAAAAGTTTGTCACCGCTCAACGGATGTGGAAAGAAATCGGAGAACTGGGTGGCCGGAAGTTTGTCAGACAGGGACAGACGGCACCGGAAGGATTCACCAAGCTCAATGACCGTCTAGCAAAGGTCTTTTTCCCGATTGAGCATTACGGTAAATGGATAGAATCCGAGGAGATCAAGGATCTTCGAAACAACATTTCTGAGACGATTAACACTTCAAAAGCCGCAGGTGAAAAGACACCGGCCGATAAGGTTGAGAACACACTGACAGAAGCACTAGAAGCGCGTGGATGGAGCAAGGGCGAAGCGGCGCAGATCATCAGCCGTGTAAAGTCGGCACCGGCCACAGAGAACGAAACAACCACGATTGAGAGGACCATCGAGCATATCATTTCAGTTGAGAAAACAAAGGAATTCAAACCGGGCAAAGGCTTTGTTGAACTTGGTGAATGGTGGGTAGACGAGGGTGCCGGCCGGATACTCAACAATCATCTTTCAAGGGATTACGTCCGTGAGGCGGCTTTAGGGCGCGGACTTCTTGCAGTCAAGAACAACACAACCGCCATGGAACTTGCCCTGTCGCTGTTTCACTTCACCTTTGAGACTGTCGAAACGGCAAGTTCTCAAGTTGCTCAAGCGGCAAGGAAGATTTACAACGTCGGCATATTACAGCGCAACGTAAGGATGATCGGCGAAGGTTTGAAGGACTTGACTGCTGCCCCGGTTTCCCCGGCTTCTACGGCGCGATTAGGCGGCTCTGTTATCAAATACATTGCCAGTCCTGAAGAGTTTTTGGCTACTGGGCGGGGACAGAGTTTCGTTAAGGCGCACCCCGAAGCTACGGAAATGGTCAACGCTCTTTTCCATGGCGGCGGCAAACTTGCTATGCACCAGGACTACAAAATCAAGTCACTTGAGACCATGAAGGAGAACGCGAAAGAGGGAAATTACATCGGGGCCGCAGTAAGGGCAATCCCCGCGTTGAATGAAGTCCTGATGAAACCACTCTTTGAAACCTACATTCCCCGATTGAAGATCGGGATGTTCTTCAAGGAATACCCCCTCAGACTTCAGGAGAGGGCGCAGGACATCGCCGACGGTAAGGTATCGAAGGAAACCCTAGCCCGTGAGACATGGGCCTTTGTAGAGGACCGTTTAGGAGAGATGAACTTTGATAATCTTTTCTGGAATCGGACTTTCAAGTCTTCCATGCAGCTCATGTTCAGGTCGGTTACATGGAAACTCGGTAATATACGGGCTATGGGCGGGGCAGGACCAGAGCAGATGAAGGATTTTTATCAAGCATATAAAGATAAACGTGCTCCGAGGCTTGAACCTAAAATGGGGTGGTTGCTTGGAATGGCCGCATTGACAGCGGCAATGAGTTCGATTATCCAGAAGATGTTTACTGGCGACGACCCGCAAAGCGTCAAGGACTTGGTTTATCCGAGGGTGGGTAAGACAGATAGGGTAACAACGCCTACATACATCAAGGACGCTTATCATCTCTTTCACAATCCCACGGGTTACGTGACTTCCTCCCTTGCCGGCGTATGGGGAAGGGTAGCAGACAACTGGCAGAACAGGGATTTCTACGGACAAGAGGTCTATGGTCTGGACGACAATTCATTCGAGAAGTACGCGAAAGAGTTTTTCCATACTGTACCGAAACCGTTTTCAATTACGAACGCCCTCGCGCAGAAAAACTCCGGCATGCCGACCGCGCAACGAGCACTTGCTTTTGTGGGTATCAGCAAGGCACCGGCCTATATCAATTATTCACCGGCAGAGAACAGAGCTTTTGAAATCATGGAACGTCACCCGCGAGGGACTAGAACCGAGGAAGAAGTAGGGCGGTCCAAGGCAGCCAAGCAATTTCTTAATGCCCTCCGCGAGAAGGCACAAGACCCGCAAGAGGTCATATCCAACATGCATGAGGCACAGAGGGGAGGAAAGATTACCTCAAAGCAGATTGCATACATAATGAAGAACCAGAATACCCCCTTGCTTGTTTCAGCAACACGGGCTTTTACGGCACAGGAGATGGCCGAAGTCATCAAGAAGGCTACACCGGAAGAGATACAGGAACTTAAAGTTCCGTTCTTGCGCAAAATCAATAATGCCCAGATTGAACCAGGCGAGAAATCAGCGTACAGGGAATTGTTGCAATAATCTTAGAAACGTGCTATGTGAAACCTGAAAATATGCGCCGTCGATGACTGCGTGAAACACCTAAAAGCCGTGCACTAAAAATGCCCTGCTCACATCAATCCGATGGAGCCGGGCTTTCTTTTAGGAGTTTACCATGTCTACCAACAGATCATATAACCCGACAGGACAGCCCGCATTCAATTCTCTCGGAGCTTCCGGACAGATACGCAACGAATTCCTAAAGGTTGGTGCAGGATTCACGGAGATCGAATCCGAGATAAACCGGCTGGGTTCTGGAAATGTAGTGGTATCCGCAGAGTGGGTAAACCAAGGAAGGACGGCCGCTTTTTACAGTTCGACTCAACTCGTGATTGCCGGCGTTGACTTGACTAATGTTATGGTTCAATATCGCCGGCTTCGGCTGACTATTGGCGGAGTTTATGTCTATACTGAAGTTGTATCCTCACTCTATGCCGATGGCGGCACAACCGTCACTGTCCTTGATGCAATAATCACCACAGATTTAACTCTCGCGGAATACTCCGCTATTACTCCATATCAAGCCGATTCGTCCTCGCTGTCATATAACCAGCTCTTATTGATTGTCGGCGCATCGTCTTTAGCACCTCCTACCCTCATAGACACAACGGCCGGCAACGTGGTCAAGACCATGCCGGCAACCGGAAATCATTTCTCGTACATCAAGAAAACCGCCGATGCAAATCAGGTATCATTCATAACATCAGATGGTAGTACCTTTGCAGAGAACTCCGGTTCCCCTACAACGTGCGCCATAGTCCTTGATGTCCAGAACAAGCGTATCACATTCGATAAAGTCGGCACGGTTTGGTATCGGTAATGCCAGTCCCCGTCCCCATCATATCAGGCGTTGTCCTTGGAAGTTCGGCTACTGAGTTTTACCGCCTTGCCAATAATGACCCCAAAATTCGGCAGGTGGTCATCACGAGTATGAGTTTTGTGAACAATGACACCGCCGATAGATTTGTCACGGTTTACATCATTCCGACGGGCGGCACGGCATCATTGGCGACGACTAAGATACTGGTAATGCTAGTGCCACAAAAGGCAATCGGAGTTCCACCTGTTGACATACGAATGAATGAAACCATTTTGCCGGGATATTCAATACAGGCTTTCGCAGATGCAGGGGCCGTAGTTGCTTTCCGCGCCAATGGGACAGCCTATCCATAAGGAGCTTTTATGAAATGCCTCATCACCGCAGTTATGTTTCTGTTCGCTGTAGTCAGTCAATCACATGCCGCTGTCCTGATTGAGTCGTCTGACGGTTCTCTTGTAGTTGGGCCTACCTCAATGACGGCGGCATGCACTCAGTCAAAGCCTATTCACATTACTTCCGCTCTCGGTTCGGCATTCAGCAATATCAGTTCCAATTCTGTTCATTCCTGCGGGGCTCCTGTGGTTTTCCATCCAGGTGGGAGTTTGGGGAATACGACTAAATTTGCCTTTTCTATCCCCCCTGTGATCACGGATAACAATCAGGTCTTTGCCGGGAGCGGGACGGTCACAGGGCTGAAAGAGTCCCGCCCTGAATGGTTCGGTACTGGCACCAATGCAATCCAGCTTGCCATAAACTCCATCAACGGAGCAGGAACGGTTCGCCTCGGCCCGAACACGTATATCTCCGACAAGCTGACTTTGCCGGGGCTTATTTCTTTGATTGGTGTAGGGGAAAAATCAACAGTAATCCAGCTCATGAATAGCGCGACAGGACATTTAATAAATGTGCCTAGTACTTCCAGGGACGTAACAATAGAGAAAATATCATTGCGTGGCAATAGTGCAAATCAAAGCGTCGCCTATGACGGGATACACCTTGACGCGACAACGCCATCAACAGATGCACGACTGACTGCGCGTGATGTATTTGTAGAGGATTTCAAGGGTAACGGAATTTACATTGGCACCAACAGGCAGGCATCGCATTTCTACAATGTCAGGAGTTGGAGCAACTTACTGGACGGATTTTCTATAAATGCTCCAGATAATGCCTTTATTACCTGTTCTGCCGGGCATAATGGCGGTAATGGATTTTCAATACTTGAATCCGTGACATCAGTGGTAGGAGGGGAATCATTCAACAACGGTGCTGTCGGTTATTATTTTGGCTCGTTAGGTTTTAACAGCCATGTAATGAGTGCTTCCGCTGACAGGAATGACGAGGAGGGAATTAGACTGACTGGTTTTAGTAACCAGATTATAGGGAATACCATACATAGCAACTCTCAGTCTTCACACGGCACGTATTCAGATGTTTATGATTCGGCAGGGCGTAATATAATAGAGCATAATAGTTTTAGAGATGGAAGCGGCACCAGCGTTTTACCACAGTACCATATTAAAATAACTGCTGCCGGGACTTATTCATCAAGAAACACTTATGGAACAACTAACAACAGAACAACTGCGGACGTATCTGATAGTTCTCGGCTACTTTATACAAACAGCGTTCAAGGTACTACTACAGCGGGAACTTGCACGTACAGCGGAAATGTCATAAGTTATCAAATAAATGGCAGGTTTATCACTTTCACCTTAAATATTAATTATACTGGGCACACTGGAACTGGCAATATCCAAATAGTACCCGCATTACCGTTCCCCCCGGTAGGGATTTTTGCAGGAATAGTGCCTCTAACTATATATCCCGTAAGCGGTATAGCATACACAGGGCCATCATTATCCGCATATCTGGATACAAGCGGGAATATATCAATCCGCCAAACAACAACTGGCGGTGTGAGTAGTGGCGTTCCTATACCTGCCGACGCGAATGTTGTTATTTCTGGCACTTATGAATACTAAGCTCACTGTCTACAATCCGACTTCCGACGTGATAACCCTTGCGGCTGGTATGTGGAGAGCAAGAGTTTCTAAATAACCTTCAACAACCGGGAGAAGCAAATGACACAGACCCAAGAGACAGAAGTAGACCGCCTCCAAGACATAATGGAGTCATTGCCGGACTCGCTTGCTGACCACGCTGGACCGGAACGGAGGGAATACTCTCTGACCAAGGGTGACGTTCTCCTGATATATCGGATCGCCAAAGTTGCCAACCTTCCGCACAATTGCCCGTTTAAAGGTGAGGAACAAGAGACTTTACAATCTGTAGCCAAAAACATTAACAGGACTCAGAAGATTGCAAGCTGGGTCATTATCACCTCACTTGTGACCGGAATGCTGACCGGAATTGGTTACGCAATCAGGGCGGCTGTTACGCAGTTTTTAAGTCACGCCACAAAGTAATGTGGTTCTGCGTATACCTTCAACGGTGCGCAGTACATGGTAAACATAGAGTGTGTAAGCAGTGCCGCTGGAATCCAGCAAATAGGGTTAAGAAATGACACTTGACATTAGCGAGTTTTTATCTGTATATCAGGTAGGCGGAGGGTGAGATGAACGAGCTACTCCAAAAATTAGTAGGCATTGCCATGAAAGAGGTTGGCATCCGTGAAGAAGGCGGCAACAACTGCGGTAAGGAAGTCCGAGAGTTCCAAGCGGCAACATGGCTTGCTCCCGGCCCGTGGGCGTGGTGCGCCGCCCTTCAGTGCTGGATTCAGCGGGAGTGGCTGAAAGACCCCGAAGTTTTGTTCGCCCTTGGTGTGCCGCCTGATGATGCTGATAAGTGGCGTTGCCAAGATGCTTCCGCTTTCGGGTGGGAGAAGTGGGCGCGGCAGAAGGGATTGAAAGTCCTACCGGATACCGCTACAGCAAAGGCCGGAGATATTGTTATCTTCGAGTTCAGTCATATAGGACTCGTGAAGGCCGACCAGTACAGCGCCATGATAGAAACAATAGAAGGCAACACTACAGGGAAAGACACCACGGACCGCGACAGCACCGCCGGTGATGGAGTATGGAAAAAGACCCGATCCCCTTCTTTGGTGAAGTGTTATATCCGCCTGTTGTCATGACATGGAACACTTACGGGCAAAGGTTCGGGTACTCAACCTCTACTACTATTTGACGCTTTACGGAGCTGACATGAACCAGCCATTTTTCTGCTACGAGTTGAACGGATATTGCCTACAGAACAATGATTGCTCAGGGTGTGGCAAATGCAAAAAATGACCCGCCTGATAACCATACTGCTTGCGCTCACGATGGCGACTCCCTGCCACGCCTCTTTCAGTAGCTGGAATTGGAACTGGTCGTGGAGTCAGGGTAGCGGCAGCAAGCAAGCGGCCCCTCCAGGCGTTATTAGCGGCAAAGGTGCGATAGGCGGTTACGGTTTAATAACGGCCATCAGCTCAACGACTTCGAGTATATCGTATCTTATTGGTCAAGGTGCGGCAGGTGGAGTATCTGCATCATTAACACTGACCCAGAATATAAACATATCTGGACTTACGCAAGGTGGCACGACGGGCAGCGGTACGTTACTGGCGGCTGCTTTGTTAAACGGTGCCGCTTCACTGGATGGCCAAGGTGGTGCGTCAGGTAGTGGCACCATCAATATTACTGCTGGCGGCAATGTAGCAATTGCATTGTCGGGTCAAGGTGGAGCAGGTAGTTTTACTGATTTTTCAGTATCAACCATATCTATTGTGACACTAAACGGTCAGGGTTCTGCAGGTGGATCGGCAACCGTCTTAGCAAGTGGTGGAATGAATGTTTCAGCGGCTGTGGTGGGTCAGGGCGGTGTGGGAGGAATTGGCACAATAACTGCCTCTGGTTTGATTTTTGCTAACAGTTCATTGTCAGGCCGGGGCGGTACAGGAGGCAGTGGCACTATTACAGCAGCGAGTGGTAGCGGCACTTCCACCTACGCCTTCACCTACAACGCAGGAAACAGCACAATTGACCTGTCAATCAATGGTGGGACAGCCTCACATCTCACTACCACAGTTGCATCAGGAATTGGCTGGTATGCTGATTGGACGGCCCCTGTCGGGACTGCGACTGTAGCGGCTAGCGGTGCTGGTGGTGGCGGGGTTTCTAGTGATGATGGGTTTTTCGACGCTACTTACTATGGGGGATCAGGGGGATATTCCAGATTAGCTCTGACGGCCACCCCCACGATTGCTATTGTAGAAGCAGCCGGGGGAGCTGGCGGCACCGCCAGC